CTGCATCGCTAGGGGGAATCTTGTCCCAGACAAAACAGAAGAAATTGCCAAAGGTCTGGGTGCGAAAATCGTTCACTACCAGAATCAAAGAACTGATTGGCCTCATATAGACGATTTTGCAACTGCTAGGAACACGGCTCTTGGTGCGTGTTCAAATGAATGGTGTTTATGGGTAGATGCTGACGATGTGATGGCCGAAGATGGGGCGAAGATTGTTGAGGAGGCTATTGATCTTGCCGTTGAGAAAGACGCTCATCTAGTGGCGTTAAAGTATAATGTGGACAACGCCGGACTCATTCCCCTCCGAGAAGAAATCTCAAAGAGGGGAACTTGTAATTGGAAGAACCGAGTCCACGAAATGCTTGTTACTAAAGAGCCAAACAAGACTATTGGACTAGATAAGATTTTCAGAATCCACAAACCTAACGGCTATAAGGCCAAAAGTGCGGAAAGGAACTTTAACATCTTGGCCGACACGCTTTCCACCGCCCCCAACGCCCTTTACTACCAAGCCCAAGAATACTTCCTATCAAATCAGATCGACAAGTGTATTGATTCTAGCTTGCGAGCCTTAGCCTTTTCAGAGCTAGAGGATACGCTTCGCTATGATGTGCTTTGCAATCTTGGCCGATGCGTTCCAGACAATGAGAGGCTTTCTTATCTGGGGCAAGCAGTAGCCCTCCAACCAGACCGCCGAGAGGCTTATTTTTACATAGCAAACTATTGGGCTGGGAAGGGCAACTGGCTAAAGACCTACGGCTCGGCAAGGGCTTGTATGTCGCTTCATCGCCCCAAAACCCACTATTGGAATCTTGTCGAGGCAATCTACAACTGGCAGGCGATGGACTTGTACGAGACGGCTTCGGTGTGCGTGGGAGAAACTGGCGAAGCTGAAAAGATTAAGAAGATGCGACCCGCCCCCAAGATCAGCATTATCCACGCCACAAAGGGGAGACCACAAATCGCTTGGCAAAGACGCTGGCAATGGCTTTCCCTAGCCCAAAAGCCACTAGAGGTTGAATGGTTGTTTATGGTAGATCACGATGAGGCCGTTGACTACACCCCCCACCAAGCAATCCGAGTAAATCCCGGAGGCATCGTCAACGCTTGGAACGCAGGGGCAAGGTTAGCCAAAGGGGATATCATCATTCAAATGAGCGATGACTGGACACCACCCCGCCATTGGGATGCCCTAATTTCGACCGCTATGGGGGATACAGCGGGGGAGAAAGTGTTGGCAGTATCAGATGGCCTACGCACAGATAAACTCCTCTGTATGGCTATTATGACGCAATTGAGGCTAAAGAAGCAGGGAGGCTATATGTTTCACCCAGACTACCAAGAGAGCGATGGGATTTATGGGGACAACGAGCATACGGACAAGGCATACAAAGATCAAGTAATAGTTGAGGCTAGACACATCCAATTCAAACACGAGAATCCGATGTTCACCGGAGGCAACCCCGATGAGCTACTTAAAAACCACAACAAACCCGAACACTACCAAAAGGGGAAAGCAATCTATGAAAAACGCAAAGCAAATAATTGGATGTAGAAAATCAAAAAAGGGGGAGGATACGAAGGGGCTTGGTCTGATTAAGTTCGGGAAGTCTCGCCCCTGCAAAACCAAGTATGTGAAGGTTGATATCACCTATGATGACAAGGCCAAGAAGGAACTTTTTGAGGCGGGGATGCTAGCCTTGCAACACGACCCAGAAGCCGTGATTGAATATGTAATTAAAAAGGCACTTTGCGAGTTGGTGAAAAAATGAATGGATATACGAAGCTGGCTTGCGGCCATCTTTACCAAGATGTAGTGACTGGGGCTATCCCAACCTACTCAAAAGAGTATTCAGAAGAACGCTATGATAAGTATGAGACAACAAGGCCGATGTCGGAGTTGCGATTTGCCTTATGCAAAGAGCTTTTCAAATTTGATTCAGTACTAGATTTTGGCTATGGGAACGGCGACTTTCTTTCTGTTTGTGCCAATAATGGCGTGAAATCGTTCGGGTATGATGTCTCTGATTACCCCCTAAAGAAACCAGTAATCAAAACAAACTCACTCTTTATAGACTGCGACCTTGTAACCTTTTTTGATTCAATCGAGCATCTTGAGACAAGAAACATATCCAGCTTTCTAGCAAAACTTCACACCAATCAAATCCTTATCTCTGTCCCTTGGTTTCACGATCTAGGGGATGATTGGTTCTACCATTGGAAGCACAGGAGGGAGAACGAACACTTCCATCATTTCACCGCCGGTGGGTTGTGCGAAGTTATGGAATCGGCTGGGTTCACCCCAATTTATCACTCAAACCCAGAGGATAAGATAAGAAAATCCGATTTGGCCTTTCCCAATATATTGACGATGGCTGGCGTGAGGAATTAAGAGTGGCAAAAACAATCAAATACTCGCAGAGGTTAGGCGATGTACTTCGTTGCCTCCCAGCTTGCAAATACCTAGCAGACCAAGGCCACGAAGTTTTCTTTGATTGCTTCCCCCAATATCATTCGGTCTTTGATCTTGTCTCCTATGTAAAGGCTGGAAGCAAGGGGGATGTTTTAGATTTAGAAATATGGCCAAAGAAGTATGAGGCTTATCGCAAAAGCAAAAGAAGCTGGACTGACTTTGTGTATAGTCACCCAGAGATTATGGACGCAGACAAGACCAACATCATCCTCGACAAGCTAGACGACAAACCAGCCGTGGGGCTTCCAGAGACTTACAACCTAGTAGCCGCCTTTGGCAATAGCCAAGGATTCTACCGCAATCCGCTAGAGCTTATCACCAAGGCACGAAACGATCTAGGCAAGGACAACTTCTATGTGATGACTCCACCAGAGATTCGGATTCAAGGGCTTTCTACCTACACCGCCCCAAGCGTTTCAGAGATGGCAAAGGCAATCAGAGGAGCAAAGGATTTCTGGGCTATCAATAGCACCCCGATTGTTCTTGCCTCAGTAGTTAGAAGGAGCAAGCCGACTGCCTTCTTTCCCCAAAAGAACGAGTGGGAAACTGACAACATATTTGATTTTGATGGGATGTTTAGGATGGATTGACATAGGAGGTGATTTTATGGCTGGCACAATCAGCACCTCCTACTTTGCAACGGACTTGTCCTATATGATTCAAGACCTATATCAATCCGTTACTGGGCTTGCCTCTTCCGCAGTTTCGGCATCAGTCACAGACCTTGCAACCTCTAGCCAACTAGATATTGGTGGAGAGGTATTTAATATCACCCAGAGCCTAGTTGTCTTGGCTTCGTCAATCTCTGCCCCCACGATTGGTTCACTCTGCACCGTGAGCGGCACGGAGCGTATGATCGGAGGATTTTCGCAAAGCACCGATGGCCTTTCCTATACTATCGAGCTTGCGGAAATTACTACCTAATGGCTTCGATTGAAAGGGAGGTGGAGAACGCTCTCCTTAATGTTGTATCCGGTATTACTGGGGTGAACTTCTTTACCAGCGAGAGGGGAACGGCTCGCACGATGCCAAGTGTGACGGTTCAAGCTGAAATCAGCGGGGAGGAGCTTGTGCCTTTCTCTGGCGTATTCAAAACCCCAGCCTCGATAACCTATGTTGCAAGGGCAGACACCACGGCAAGAGTCGACTTCGATGCTAAGTTTTATGACATCCTAGAACAACTCTATCGTGACCCAGACCTAGCAAGCTACCTCACCGATCACTCAAACATAACCTTCTATGTGGCAAAGGTGACTGGGGATAGTCCAGCCGTGATCAGTCAAAACCGAACTTGGTCAAGGGCGATGACCCTAGACATCACAGCAACCGCAAAGAAATGAATAACAGCGTTCAAATCAATGTGGAGGATGCGATTGCTGGCCTTCTTGCATCAATCTCTGGCCTTAATATTTATAAGACAAATAGGATTGGGACAAAGCTATTCCCATCAGCCACAATCTCGGCATCAGTAGGTGGTCAGCTTCTTGGGAACTACACAGGAGTGTATGAAGTGGCAGTTACAATCGAATACTCTGACACAGCGGCTAAGATTAGCCAAGAGGCTTTTGACTCTGAATACTGTTCAATCTTTGAGGCGTTCTATTCTGAAACCACGCCTCTATTCACCAAGATTCAAAATAACATTATAGATACAAAAGTTTATACGGCACGGATTACTGGACAAACCCCAACCATTAAGACGGCTAAAAGGGCTTGGCAGAGGGGATTGAAGATTAATCTTATTTGCACCCCATCAGAACTAGACGATGGCTTGAGGTATCTGGACTTCCACGAAAAGCGAAACTCAATGTATGTGGGTGTGATTTAACAAGGAGCTTGAGAATATGGCACTTTCCATTTTAGACGGCAATCAATCAGCAACCACGCTTTCAACCGTCCTTTCTAGTGGGCAACATATCACCGCCCATACGGTTGTTAGCCTTGGCACTCAAGCGATTACAGATATGCGGGGTGCTGTAAGTGGAAGCGTTGTCTCTATCTCTAACTTACCAGCCACCCAGCCAGTCTCGATTGCGTCAGTCACTATTGGCAACACAGTCACAATCGCTGGGACAGTCACAGCTAACCCGACCGGAACACAGACGATTGCTGGCACGGTGACGGCGAATGCTTTTGGTAAATATGTAAGTGGTTCTGAAAATCTACAGATACCAATTATTTATTATGACGAAGATATAAGCGATGCAACAGGCCAACAAATCGTAGTCCCAGTACAGATTAACAATTCAGGCGGAATGATTGGGTCTGCAAATCCTCTTCCCATCTCTGGCACAGTCACCATCGGCTCTGCTCTCCCTGCTGGCACAAACCGCATCGGAGTGGTAACGATTGGAGCAGGCACAGTCACCATCGGAGCAGGAACGGCACAGATCGGAAGCGTTACAGCCAGTCTGCAGGCAAGCTCTATCACGGGCAGTTTAAAAAGCCTCACATATCAAGATATATCCACAGTTGCTTATTTGAATGTTGCCGTTGGCTCGCTACCAGCTTTGGCGGCAGGAACGGCACAGATCGGCTCTGTCACCGCATCTATCAGCGGGACTGTTCCTATCAGCATATCGTCTGTTACGGTAGGTAACAGCGTCACTATTGGCTCGCTTCCAGCTTTGGCGGCTGGCACAGCTCAGATTGGTTCTGTTACGGCCAGCATCAGCGGGACTGTTCCAATCTCAATATCTTCCGTCACCATTGGAAACTCTGTTACCATTGGCTCTCTCCCTGCAATTAGTGGGACGGTGACGGTCAATCCGTCAATTTCATCTTCCTCTATAACATCAGGAAGTTTCACATCCCTAAGTTCAGCTACCCTCGTCCCCGCCAACACGGCCCGCAAGATGGCCACCGTCTACAACCTCGGAGCAGGGCAGTTATTTGTGAACGCAGGAGCGACAGCCACCACACTTGGCGGGGGATTTATGGTAGCTCTATCTAGCGGTGATTTTTACGAGTGTAACTACACCACCACGACACTTTCCGCTATTTTCGCCACGGCTGGCACGGCAAGCTGGATTAGTCACTAAGGAGTAGGCAATGCCTTTATTCAGATCCGCACCAATCAAATCAGCGATCCGTACAGAGTGGGATCAAGGAAATGGAAATACAATTTCTGGAAACACGCAAGTGTATTGGTCTGCAAGTCCAACATTTAATATTGGCTCAATGTTTACATATATCTATTCAACTGCTGGTTTTACTCAAATTCAAATAAATAAAGATGGTGTTGCAATTATTTCATTAAGTCTTGGATCGCAGGGAGCAAGCTGGGGCAGCCTTTCCTTAATGACTAATCTTTTGAATGAGGCAAATGCTGGTGTTGTTGATGTTTTTTATGAACTACCAGTTCCCGCAGGAGGTTCGCTATATCCGACTTCAAGCTGTTTAATTAGGAAAGTTCTTGCAGGCGAATTATACAGCGTTTCAGTCGTTCCAACTGGTGATGATATTGGATATGGGGACATAAATTCCCTATCAGCGTGGGCAATAGTTGAGGCGTAAATGCCCCTCCTCCTCATCGCCATCTTGCTCTGCTCCTGCTCGCCACGGAAAGCCAATAACACAGGATTGCCGAACTACGATATGATGCAAACTGCCGAGGACGCAGGGCAAACGCCCAGCAAGTAGAGCCAATATGACGCACCAATACACCTACGAGGATTTTATGTCCTCGCTCAAATGGCTTGAGGCCGAGGGTTACATAGAGAAGTTCTACGATAACAACGGCGATCTATGCGTTCGTGTGTGCGAGGGGGCAGAGGATTGTGAGGTATGAGTGCAGATCAAGTTGCAGAACTTCAAGAGCGTTTATCTGTTGTCCGTGAGGCAATCGCAAGAATAGAAGAAAGACAGCAAAGTATAATTTCCGTCATAGAACGCCACACTAGCGAGTTGGCTCAATGGACAGCCAAGATTAACGGCAAGGTGGACACCCTTGAGAGGGAGTCGCACACCATCAAAACTAAGCTATGGTTAGTTGCGCTAGTGTCGGGGGCGGTGTTTTCTACAATTTGGGAACTTATTAAAGTAAGGGTGTTCCCACGATAATTTGACACACGATAAGTAGATTATGAATAAAACATTATCTTTTGAGGTTTCAATCTAATGCCCGCCACGACTGTTGGACAAGCGGGCTTGGTGTTCGGATTAACGGCAGAGACGATTGGACTCGTCCAGAGCTTTTCTGAGACAAGGAACATCGAGAAGAATGAAGTTCGTAACGCAAGCGGAGATGTCACCGGCATCGGCTATTACAATCCCACGACCGCCTACTCACTTTCAGTAGCGATTACTGGCGCAAATACATCTCTCACAGTTGGCGGGGCTTTCTCAACCCTTGCCAATGCGACTACGGTTGGGAATGTCAGAATCGACTCCTTGACCATCAATAAGTCAAATAGTGCGTTCGTAACTCTGGATATATCGGCGACTGGCTATCCGAATGTAAGTTAATAGGGGTTCTAATCCTCTATTGAAATCCTAAACTTATGCAAGGCACTTCCTACTGGGGAACAACAAATATCAAGATTGCCTCTTGCGTGGCCGCTTTCGGAGGGACGCTACGCCAATCAGACCCAGTCACCCATATCGTAAAAGAGGATGGCAGTAGGCAAGTTACTTTCTGGTTTAATAGTGGGGAGGGGACAGAAGCCAAAGCAGAGATGGAAAGAAACTGGGGGGATATGAAGTCAGACAGCGAAAGCCCAATTCGATATGTCCGAGCGGCACTAGAGAACCGAGAAACGCTTCTAGGATTGGTTAAAAGAGCCGAGCCAATCCAGATCATAAAGAGAGGGGGGCAGACGCTCCTCGTCCCTATAAACGCCAAACCAGAGCTAAAGAAGGCCATCTTGAGGGCAATATAAAATGAGTGATATCCTAAATGAAGAATTGAACGCAACCTTTGTCCGTCCCGGCAGGGACTTCAAGGGGCAACCCCTAGCTGAATACACAGAAGGCTCTCGCCTCCTTATGATTCAAGCAAAGGAAAAGGAAGATTCCCCAGTCTATTTTGTATGGGCGTTTCTATATCTTCACATCCTCCTAGCTAAAAACCGCAAAGAGGCCATCAAGCTAGCATGGGACAAGGAGGCTTTTAAGGAAAGTCTGTTTGATTGGGTGTCGGACAAGACTCAAGAGGATAGGGATACGGCGACAAACATCGTTTCCTCCATTATTGAGGAGGCAAGCAAGGCAAGAGTTTCCATCATATCTAGCAGTGGCGAAGGCTTCTCGATGGGAAACGAGTAACGCCAGCTTGGACTGCCTACACCTTTTTCACGCTGGCACAACGCACCGGATGGAGTCTCGAATATATGCTTTGGGATTTACCAATCTGCGCCCTCAACCAAGGAGTTCACACCTATTTGTATGAGGAGGGTGTGCGGTTAATGCGAGAAACATCGATTTCTTCTTCTGAGAAAAAGGAGATGGCACAACTGATGGGCATAGAAGTTTAACATCCAAGGGGGTATATAATGAATATTCTGACTGCGTCCGTGGGCAAAGATGGGGGCATCGTGTCTAACTACGCACAAGTTCAGAAAGCCTTAGAGGATTATGTGAAAAGTCGCAATCAAAGCGTGTATGATTCAGTTAAAGAAAAGATGGCAAATATAGCCTTTAAGGCCGCACAAAATACATACTTTTCCCCACGAGCAAACATTAAGGCAAATCTTCTAGCCTTGCCTATCACAAAAGACAATGGTAAAAAGCGTACTGGAAACACGCAATATGTCGGCCTTTATAAGCTAATAAATTGGCAAAGAAAAAATATGGGACTTCATCCTCTTGGTGGAACTAAAAAGATGGTTGTAGGTATGAAGATCACAAAAAAGAAGTATTTTAACAAGGGTCTAACAGATTTTGGGAAAGAGACTGTATATAAGTTTAAGCCAATTATAGGTTCAAAAACACCTAGAAATACAGGGCCGTCGCAGGGAGTTGCAAGATTTATGGACGGAAAATCCAAGCCCTTTGTTCAGGCAAGAATGAGAAGTTCAAAGTTTCTAAGGATTGGTTGGGCTTGTGCTGCCGCCGCTTTGGGAAAGTCGTTTAGCAAGGGCGATTTTGGTTCAGCTACACTTGAAAGACTTTCTGGCAAGGCTTACGGAGGCGGGGCGAATATTACAAGATTAGCTCCGGGAAGCAACCGATTCGAGATTTACAATGGAGCAGGCGTGTTTGACCTAAGATACAAGGGAACTCCTATGCGAAGTTCGAATGACATCGCAAGGGCAAGAGAAAAACAGGAGGCAGGACTGATGAAGGGCGTTGCGGCCGAAATTGCATCAATCTATAAGCTGGTGATCGAAAGAAATTCTCAAGCGTGGTTCGGTAAGAAAATAAAGGTGAAGGCAGTCTAAAATGGAACCGCTAATCTTTAAGATCGAGACGCAAGCCGATGATTCGGGATTGCGTAGATTTGATAAAAGCGTTGGGGGGTTAGATGTATCCTCAAGGAAGGCATCGGGTGCATTAAAAAGTTTTGCTCAAGATATTGCTCAAGCTAGGGATGGGTCTGATGTCGCCTCTGCCGCACTAGGGGCTTTCTCTAGGATTCTCGGCTCATCCCTAGCGGCAACCGGCGTGGTTATAGCCGTCAAAACTGTTGTAGATGGATTTAGCAAAATTGAGCAAGCCGTTAAGGAATCAGAAAAAGCTGTTGCAGATGCTTTTGCTGGTATGGAAAGCTCTGGCAAGGCATTGACTTTTGCTGATGCGGTCGGCCAAGCAAAGACATTTGAGGGCGTAGCAAAAAAGATAACTGAGGAAATTAAGAAGATTAACGAAAGCCCGATGCTAAATATCATCGACGGCCTAATGCAATCGACGGACAGGATGAGGGAGCTTGCAAAACAATCGGAAGATCAAGCAATAGCAATTAGAAAAGCTGGGGCAGAATCAGAGCTTGCACACTTATCTAGGATTAAGGGACTAGACGCAGAGGGGAAGGCTCTTGCGGCAAATGAGAGGGCTTTAGAAAAAGAACTAGAGGGGATTGATGCGATTAAAGAAGCATCAACAGCACTTGCGGTCACTCAAAAATATGCGATGCAAGCCGATGAGATACGAGCAAAGTTTGCCGATGAACGAGGGAAGGCTGAGGCAGAGCTAGCAACTCAAAAGCAAAAGCAGTTAGACGACACAATAAAGAAAGAAAAGGAGCTAGGAGAAGCCCAACAAAAAAGATTCAACGAACTATACGATGCAGAGGTAAAATCCCAAGAGCAGATGCAGAAGAGGATAGATGCAGAGCTAAAAGCGGAAGAAGCTAAAGCGGCTCGACAGCAAGAACTACAACAAAACCTAGCTCAAGCACAAGAATCTCAAAAGCAAAATACAGCAGAACAAGCATCGTCTGTTGCTAGTTCTATGAGTGGAGGGTCTGCGTCAAGAGGTGGTGGTAGACCCACAAGCTATGAAGTGGGACTTCAAAAACAAACGGGAATAGCGTTTGAAAAAGGAAAAACAGAAGCCGCCGACGCAGAAATACAAAGAAAAATAGATGAAATAAAGCAGGAAAGAGCGGCCGCAGGAGACACAAGATTTACCGGCAAAACCGATGCTATGAATAGGCTGGCAGACGAAGCTAAAGCGGCCGCAGAGGCACAAGGTAAAGCCTCTTTAGGCACAAATGAAATGGCAAAATCTGTTACAAAAGCACAATCAGAATTGTCTGATTTTTCTAATAACACCAGCAAAGCGTCTTATAAAACAGATACTTTCTCAACTAATCTATCTGATTTGGGAACTGATTTTGATAGCGCAATGGAAAGCGCAAATAATTTCTCTAGTAGTATGACGGAAAACTCTGGGAATATGGTTGAAGATTTTATGGATAGCGGAGAAAGCGCTTCTGATCTTGCAGACTCTCTTGATAAAGCTAGTGAAAGTGCCAAAGAATTTGAAAGAGTAGCTCAAGAAAGTGGAGAAAAGCGAGACAGAGGTGATAGAACCGGCAAGGGCGAACAACAAAAGGGCTTGCAAGATATATATAAACTATTGGAAGATAACCTCAAGGAGATGCGAACATACGCATATGTAAAATAATTATATGGCTACAAATACAGTTACGGCTACAAATATAGTTGGCACATTTCCAATCCTAAATCAGAAAAAGTCACAGACAGATGAGTATGGTTTCAATTATATCACATACGAATATACGCTAAAGACTGAAATCGTAGATCAATACATCCCCAAAAAGGACGATGTATTTGATGGAAACCTTGTTCTCTCGGGGGCTTATAAAGGCATAATTGCAAGCCCCACGGTTAAAGAATCATCGTATGTTGTAGAAAATGTTGAGGTTACTCCGATGAATGGTGGGCTATCCGCACTCACAGTGCAAGTAGTTGGGACAAGAAACCCCATCGACTCCGCTACTCCCAAAGTATTTATTAGGCAAGGAGGCCCGCTTATATTTGGACTTGATGGGTCTTTTGCTATTGATCTTAATGGGGAGAAGGCATACGACGGAATTGGGCAAGAAATTGAAGTAAAATTCTTGGCACTTGGGGGGAGTGGTGGCGAAAATTCTATATATCAAGAGTATTTTTCCAGAGTAATGCCAAGAGCATTCCGTGGGGTGTCTTTGCCTTTCCCAAAGAAAGAGCCGGGGATTTATGGCAATACCGTCATTGTTACTCCATCTCCCAATTCGACGATTCGATTTGGTTATCAAATATTCTACTATGGATTTACTTGTAAGCGTGTAATTACAGAACGGCGTGGAGGGCTTTTGCTTGCGTCGCTTTTCTTTTCTGAGGCTGGCACGGCAACATTTTATGGCCCATCAGACGAAAATACACAAGCAAGCACCTTAATGTATAACTATCCCGCCTACGGAGGGTAATCTATGCCAAGAGAATCCAAACTCGATATGTTGCCCGATAAAGATATGAAGATATCTGGCGACAAATTTAGGAAGATGGTTAGAAGGATTGAATGTACTGTTCCGCTTGCTGGGTATTCAATAAAAACAGAAGAAGTTGACGATGGGATTAAGCTCCATTTAGATGCGGAACGAGTCACATTAAATGTTTGCTCTAATGGCACTCCATCTACATTGGTTGTTTATGTCTATGTTCCTCCAAAAGAAGAATAGGCCAAGTGACAAGGAGTAATCAATATGGCATCCAACATTGATATTCTTTTAGACAAGTCTGGTGGGTTATTAAATGGTGGAGATGCGCCATATGGGACATTGCCAGCTTTCACTCGCAACGATGTTTACCCCTTTAGAATTAGGGTGTTGGAACGCAACGCAAGTGGGGCATATACCGATGCTATTCTTTCTTCTCCATCCTTTTCTCTTGGAATTGGCAATATTGATGCAACTGCAACAGACGGCCAATTCAAGCTAACTACTACCACAGGAACTTCAACGGCCATATCCTTTAACGCTACTACCGCTCAAGTGCTTTCTGCGGTTAGTGCTATCGCAGGGAATGTGGGCGTAGCCACCTATGGTGATTCTGGTTCAGCTTGGATTATCACGGCGGCCACCGCAAATACAGCACTCAGCTTTGGGGCGTTGCCGTTCACGCTTTTCCCAACGGCGGCGGTTCAAGTTAATACACGGAGAGTACCAACTGCCTCTGTCTATGCACAGCAAATCGTCTCATTGAGCCGCAACCCGGCTGTATTTACTAGCTCATTCACCTCAGTTTCTGGAACAGGCGTGGCCTTAACTAAAATACAAGATGGCTCGGCAACACTAAATGAAACCTATGCACTCACTATTGGAAACGATGTTTATGGCGGTTCGTATAGCTTGGCCTATGGCGGCTATTCCACGGCCATCGCCTACAATCAGAGCGCAGGTAATGTTGCTGGATCGCTTTCAGCAATAACTGGAATTGGGTCGGGAAATATATCCGTTGTAAGCGATTCAAAAAGGGGATTGATCATATCTTTTGTAAATAGTCTTGGCCTACAAAATATATCTACCGCCCTTGAACTGGACTCCACAGGCATACAAACTTATAGTTGGTACACATCCACGATCACAATGTCTACAAGTGAGATGGAGGAACTATTCAACGAGGCAAACACAGATACCATCACCCCTACGCTAGAAATTGAAATGACGGAGAATGGTCAAACAAAGACTCTCCTCCAATACACCACATCAATCAGCAAAGATTTAATTTTGACTGGTGCTTTAGCCCCCGCCGACTTGGCTCTGTACTATACCAAGGCACAAGTGGACGCTGGATTCATCGCCGATTCTGCTACAAATGTAAATGCGACCAATCGAGCATTAAAATCTTCTAGCGGAGTTACTGCCGTGAACTATGGTGGGCGCACCCTAGTAAATAGTTCTGGTTCAAATGTGGTTAGCTTTGCTACTGGCCTAGCCCTCTCTGGTGTAATGGGTTTTTATGGCAACACGCCCACCGCTCAACCCTCTGGCGTAAACATCGTCTCTGGACTAACAAACATTGGCTTAATTTCCTACACTCAGCCCACGGCAGTTAATGTTGTTTCTGGCCTAATCAATACTGGACTAATCGCAAGTGGCACAACTTACGGCGTGCTTCCGCAATCTCCTCGAACAGTCACAACGCTTACCTCAGTTTCATTTGGAACTCTTGCTGGCAACGATCAGCATTATCGGGATGTGGTTATGACTGGTGCGGCAGTAAATGATATTGTTTTAGTTGGCTTACCATCGGCAATTTCAGCAGGTGCAATTATTCAAGGCGTAGTTTATCAAGCCAATACTGTCTGCTTGTCTTGCGTTAATGCAGACAGCGTTTCGAGGGATGTAAACACTGCAACCTACCGCATCACCGTCATCGGTTATTAACCTTGGGCTAATCCCCTAACGAAATCCTATGGCCTTCTTGAGTTTAGGAAGATTTCCAATAGAAGCACAAGGGTTTTGCGTCCCCGCTGGAGTTCCAGTATGTGATCTGCCTATCGCAATGACACTAGAACAAGCAATGTATTTATGGTGGAAAGTATATAAAATAAGATACACATATAGGTGGTTTTTTAAAAGCCCACCTACCGATCCACCTACTATCCAACCTGTGACTGTTAATGGTGGCGGGTCAGTCGTAATGGATACAAGCCCACTCTATGAAAAGATGAGCAACAGGGTGTGCCCCGGAGAGATTGTTCATACTTGTGGACAAAAACTTCATTATACAAATATTTATCCTGAACCAGATGGCCTAGATGAAGATATTACAGATTCAGTTGTTTTTACTATAACCAGTAATTTTACACAAAACAATTCTTTGTACTATCCCCAAATTTCCCTCGTAATTTATCCAGCCCACGATAACAATATCTATGCGCCGTGGTTTAGCGATTGTAACGACGTATTGGGATCAGCGGAAGTAACTTTTAAGGGCTTTGGAGGTGATGAATTTGAACCTAATCCATTTGTATTTAAACAATATTTAATTGGAGGAAGTGGTTCAACTAGCCCAGAAGCCGGATATACTACTCTGGAAATTGAGCTATCCGTTGAAGAAGAAACAAAAGCAGAATGATAAAGAAAATATATGAAAGCAACGGAATCTTTACTGGGGGAATTGTAAGGGATTATTTATTGCTTGGCGAATGTTTCAACGATGTTGATTTTTATTTTAACGAACAACCAGAATGGATTTTTCAATGGCCAAACAACCGGCAGAAGTTTTGGCTAACTAAAAATTGCGTGGTTTATCATTGTCAGAAAAGCCCCTTTAACTGGGACTTATCTTGTAACCTCTTTAATTTTAGCAAGGAAAGGGGGATTTTTGCTAAGCCATCTATTCATAAATTTGACTATGAAAAAGCATTTGAAATGCTTTTGCATAAAAGGTTTTCGCTATTGCACTTGGTGGCTATGAATTTAAAACTAAAAATGATAGGCAGGGGATGGATTGCCGAGCCATCCTTTTACGAAACCCAAGAAGAACAAGCACCAGAACACGGCTCTTGGGAAAAGTATAGTGATTTAGCTAGAGAACGCATCAAAGAGCTTTTTGAGCACGAGAGCGCAGAGTGATGAGTTGCTCCGCTTGCCACAAGGTCAAGGGTTTTACTCAGTCTCTTAGCACTTGGGTTGGTGCTGGACTACCTGTAGCGAAGTCAGAATCTATAAACAATAGAAGGATTTTATGCCAAGCGTGTGAGCATTTTAATGGGCATCTCTGTACTAAGTGTGGGTGTTTAATGGCGGTTAAAATAAGAATGGCAACGGCTGAATGCCCAGCTGGCAAGTGGTAGCCTTGACACCCCCCCTTGTTTATGAACCAAATCTTAGCCTTCGTTCAATCGCAAGATGTGTTTGCTTGGGTGGGTGCGTTGGTTGCGTTGCTCTCGGCGGTAATTGCGGTTGCCTCTTTGATTCCCGGTGACGAGCCGGAGGCAACTCTCACCAAGATCGTTTCGTTTCTCTCCAAGTTTTCTAGGAAATAACAATGTGGGAGGCCATTCTCGCCTCGCTCGCTGGACTAATTGGAATCATTGCTTGGTGGACAAAGAACCGAGCAAAGACAAGAAAAGAACGAGACGATGAAGAGATTGCTTATAATCGGCGTTTGCGAGATTCGGAAGTGGATTCTTGGATTCATCGCAACTAGCTTTCTCCTTTGCGGTTGCGTAACCACCCGCCCTTACGACCTTGGTGAAGTCCCGAACCAAGATTCAATTACCGACTTTATTATGCGGTGGGACAAACTTGACCGAAACAAATCAACCCCAGAAGAATACAGACAGCTTTTTGGGCAATCGCTCAAAACGATTTCTCGACTCGTGGAGGAGAATGAACGACTCCGAAAGAGGCTCGATCAATGACGATTCGAGAGGCCGTGGAAAGGTCAAGGGGACACATAGAAAAGTGTGAGCCTAGTTTCGGCAAGAGGGTGGGGGCTTGGTACTCGGAGTTGATGAGCAAAAAGATTCCAGTTTTGATCTATTGCTCGGTGCGTACACCCCAAGAGCAGGAGGAGCTATACGCCCAAGGACGGACAAAGGCGGGAAGGAAAGTCACAAACGCTCGTGGAATACCCCCACAATCGCTCCACATTGACCAAGGCAAGGGGAGTCACGCAATCGACTATGTTCCCCTTGCTCGCACCCCTAGCGGTGATCTAGTGGCTTCTTGGGATGATGACCAAGGCTATTCAATCACCCGCAAGATCGCAGAGAAGCACGGCCTCCGAGGATTGGATTGGGAACAGCCTCACCTAGAAGATGCAAACATTTCCGGGTGGAGGGAGCTTGTCTCTCCGCAAAAGCAAGAGGTGAACAAGCAAAAGATTTCTCTAGTCAATAAGCGTCCGTGGTCTAGCAGATAAAGGATGACATCAGAGCAGGGCGTGGAGAAAACAACCGAGGAAGTTTTTACAAAGAAGCACGATCTCCATCTCACCACCTTGCAAATGGCGGCGGTCGAGTCGATGGAGAGAAAATATAAAAAGGGAGTGGTAGAACACGGCGGGACAAAATTGTGGGAAATGCCCACCGCCAGACTGGTAGAGAACGCAATCGAGGAAGCAACCGACCAACTGACCTATCTCCTCACACTACGCCAGCAAATGCACATTGTGATGGAGCTTGCTAGGGACGGATGCACGGACGAAACATTGACAAATCCTAGAGCTAGAGAGTGTTGTCACCTTATTTACACAACTCTTACAGGTCAATCTAAACCCTTATGAAGCCAATAAAGTTTGTCGCTTGTGGTGATATCCACGGCGACGAACAAGACGCTCCCTCGGTAAAGGCTCTGTTGGCTTTTACCAAGGAATACATCGGCAAGGATGGTGGGCTTGTAGTCTGCATCGGTGATCTCTGGGATTTTAGGGCAATCAGAAAAGGGGCGGGCGATGAGGAGCAGGCATCGAGCTTGCAAAAGGATTGGGACGCAGGGGAGGAGTTCATTCGGGAGTTCTTCAAGTTCGGGGATGAGAGAATCTTTTTAAGGGGCAACCACGATGAACGGATTTTTGATATGGCTAGTAACAGCCGAAGCGGAGTAGCTCGTGATTATGCCAATGATGGGATTGAGAATATCGAATTGATTATGAAGGAAACCAAGGCGAGGATGTTCCCCTATGATTCTGTGGGTGGAATCTACAAGTGCGGCGGGCTTTCCTTCGTCCACGGCTACGGCCACGCTATGCACTCGGCCAAACAACACGCAGACGCTTATGGGGATGTTATCTTTGGACACACCCACGCCATCGATTATTTTCGTAGCGTCTCGATCGACCCTCGAACTGGCTACAATATCGGATGCCTCTGCAACAAGACTCCGGAATATAATCGAGGCCAACTCCGCAGACTCCGCTGGCAACACGGCTGGGCGTTCGGAGCGATCTACCCAGACAAGACACACGAAGTTTTTCAAGCACGGCAACGAGGCAACAAGTTTTATTTACCCACGGACATAAAAGCGTTTTAATTATGAAAGCACAAAATCCTTGGCAGAAACTTTTGTCGGAACACATCAAAGACAAGTTTGCTCCACCCCAGCCGGCGGGATATTATACGAGGGAACAGGTGAGTAAGTTGTGGCAGAAATCAATGAACACAACCTCACGGATGCTCAATCAAATGCTCGAACAGAAGAAAGTGGAAATGAAAAGACATCCCTTTATTGTCGCCAGAAAAGACCATCGTGTGATTCGCAACCTTAAAACCTTCAAGATTCTCCCCACAAAGCCCCCCCACAAGTAGCGTGTTTATAGGGACTTACAAACAATCGTTAAAATAAGATAAAAAAACCCTTTACAAGTTAGGGGAGTGTGATAGTGTGGGGGTATGCAAATCAAATCCGCATCTCCATTCGATGTGAAGATTATCGCCGTGACGGAGGTATGCGGTTTTGATGTGGATGCTGGCCTTGATATTCAAATCAACATTATCGACCAAAAAGAATGGGACGCATCCAACCTTTCTGAAAAAGACCTTAAGAGTGGCAAGTGTGATTGTTGTGGGCATAAGATAAAGTATTCTGCTATTGCCAAGCACATCCCAACCAACACGATTGCTTCTCTTGGTCGCAAGTGTGCCAGCAATATCGAGGCTCTGAAAAGGTGTGGGTCTATTATCGATGGGGCAAGCATCGCCCTTTCCCAAAGAATCCTTTGCGAGAGCCGAGAGCAAGAATTTCGCAAAGCACACCCGGAGGCTTGTGAGGCTCTTGATTGGGCAAAGAGTGGAATGAATCGGGTTGCATCTGATTTGCTTGAGAAACTCCGTAGGTTTGGTTCGCTATCTGAAAAGCAGATTTCTTTTCTTATCGGTATTCACCAAAGAGATATTTCTAATCGTGCGTCTGCTACGGCAACTGCACCCACCGGGAAGGCATCGGTTGAGGGAACAATCTTATCGGTAAAGACAGGCCAGACTCAAGGCAAGTATGGCAAATTTAAATTTGTGGTTCTTGTTGATATTGGTGGAGGTGTAAAGGTTTGGGGAAAGGCTAAAGGCGAATGGAGTCATCACGCCATTTTGGGCGCTACCCCTATTGGCGATGCACCCTTTCAGAAGAAGGGCGATAGGGTCAAATTCACGGCCACCTTTGAGCCTAGCAAAAAAGACCCCTTGTTTGGTTTCTTTAAGCGTCCTTCTAAATGGCAAGTTTTAGAGTCAGTAACAGCCTAACCCCCAACCAAGAAAGACCAACCAAATGACCAAAATCCTCATAGCCTATATCATCGGACTAGTCGTAGGTGCTGGCTCAACCCTTTTGATAGTTGAGCAACTGCTAAAATAAGTCTTGCCATAACCCAGCGAAATCCCCACAAAAAAACAATGACATCCTTCCCGCTACCAGCAAGGCCAGTAGGTTCAGCCGTTCCCGCCTTACACGATGAGTTTGCCGAGGGCTTCTCCATTGAGGGCAAGCTCAACGGATGGCGGGGATGGTTCGATCAAGAAACCAAGCAAGGCTACAACCGCCACGGCAAGTTCGCCTCAAATCATAATCTGATGGCCGAGAGGATTCTTGGTGCTGGAATCAAATCACGCTTTGTCGATTGCGAAATTATGGGGCAACGCACCAAGGCTGGCAAAGGAACAATCGTAGTGATGGATGCGTTCGACCCCGCCAACCCCAAGCCCTACTCAGAACGGATGAAGGAGATCGAACACCTCGAGGCCGTGACCTTTGATCTGCAACCCAACAAGCTCCTTCGCTTTGTCCGTCTTGCCCACCACAAGATCAACGCAATCTGGGAAGAGATGAACTTTCAAAATAACAAGGCGGGTGAAGTTATCTGGGAAGGCTTCGTGATGAAGGCTCTGAACGACGGCAAATATCCTTACATCACCAACCCCAACTACTGCTCGCCCTCGTGGCAGAAACATAGGATACGCTGGTGATCTTCGGCCTCGTAGTCTTTATCGGGCTTTTCATCCTCCAAGGGCTACGGCTCTTGGGCAAGCACATCGACCAGCAGAATTACGAACGCAGGAAGTTTTATTTATTTGTTGCCGGCGAGTTGGACAAGATGGACAAGATCGTCGCCGAGGGCAACCAGCCCAAAGAACCAAAAGAACCAGAGCTATTGTTGCCCACAAAGAACTGGGTAGGGCGTAACTAAATGAAGCTAACCCCATCGGCCAAGTTTGAACTTCTATGGAGAAGCCTTGGCGGTGGGGAGCTAAAGAGGGAACATAAGTTTGCCGAGGGCAGAAGGTTTAGATTCGATTACTATGTGGACTTCTTAACCTCTGGCATTGCTATCGAGCTAGAGGGTGGGGTGTGGACGAGGGGCAGGCATACAAGACCCTCCGGATTCCTCAATGATATGGAAAAATATAATCTCGCCGCATCGATGGGCATCCTAGTTTTCCGAGTGCCTTCTCACGACATATCAGCCAAGTGGCTTTCCCCGATAGTAGAAACCATCAAAGAGAGGACAAAAAAATGAGTGAAGAAATGCCTACATTCTGGCATCAAGAACCAGCCAAGAAAAAATTACCAAATGAAACTACGGATGAATGGGTAGTAAGAGTGTTTGGAGCGTTCCCCGATACAGAGTTCGATAGCCGGAATGACTTTAGATTTTTGAACTTACCCAAGACACAGAAAGAAAACGCCGAAGGCTTTGGCGTATTCGATGACGGACAGAACAAAAAATAAACCAAGGAGAACCAAAAAATGAATGAACAGATAGTATTAAAGAATGACCACGGCCTAGGCCACTCCAACGGAGTGCAAAACTATATGCGACAAGCTACGGATGTAGCTGGCGTATGTAGGGCAATCGTAATGGAGACCGCCCAGCAAATAGGCAAAGGCAACAAGAAGTATGTGAGAGTCGAGGGATGGCAATCCATTGCAGTAGCTCACGGATGCGTAGCCTCTGCCCGAGATGTGGAGCGTCTTGAAGATGGGTATAGGTGCATCGGTGAGGTAAAGCGAATGGACAACGGCCAAGTAATATCAAGTGCCGAGGGTTTCTTGGGTGACGATGAGCCGATGTGGGCAAGCCGCCCGACCTATGCCAAGCGAGCGATGTGCCAGACTCGTGCAATCAGTAGGGCTTGTCGCTCTGCCTTTGCACACATCGTGGTATTGATCGACAAGAGCCTATCCACGACACCAGCCGAGGAAGTTCCTTATGGAGGATTCCAAGATATAAACACGGATAAGTTTGAGGAAGCACCTAAGGCCGAACCCGCCAAGATCAGCAAGGCAGACTTGGCAGATATCACGGCCAAACTTAACGCTCCTAATAAGACCAACGGTACAGAGCCGAGGGATATGGAATTGAAGTTTGGTAAGTATAAAGGCTCTACCCTTCGTCAGATCGCCGCCTTTGGTGAGAAGGGCTTGGACTACTTGGACTGGTTGAGCAAACAAGAACTTAAACCCGGCAAGGACGGCCAACCATATAAGAACGACATCATACGCAACGAAATCATCCAAGAGATTCTTTTGGAGAGCGAGGCGTTAAGTAAAGGAACACCCGATGAAATCCCATTCTGAACTTATCCAAGACATACTTAACGATGTGAGGAGCAAGGCCGCCGATATTGAAAGAGAACGATGTGCCGACCTCGTGCAACAACTGGCAGACGGAACAGAGGATGCAGTCATCACCGGAATCTTAAACGAGGTTGTGCTTGCGATTAGGAGGCTCGGAGATGTCAGCCGTTGATGTTGAAGTTCCACAAACCAAGTGGTCGATGCTTGTTTGGAAAACCATAAAGGAGAAACCACATAACGATGAAAGAGTTCTTATGGATATCGGGGGTGAGGTTGTTGTCGGTCGTTTCGTTGATGATTCGTTTGTCTCTCGAAGCTGGGGACATTCTGAAAATGATGTTCGGCTTTGGGCAAGCTGGCCGAAAGCGCCTAAATGGTAACTTTCCTTTCATCCATCGGGAAAGTTTTGTGGGAATTGTTCGTGGTAGGTATAGGATGCTTGAGTATTTTTCTCACCATTCTATTTCTGGCCGACCTATTCTGGGATTTAGTAAGAGATATATGGAGGAGAATTAAAAAATGAGCGTCAAAAGATTGAGCCTTGTCGATGAGTTTCACGGACTGGTCAGTAGAAGATTAAAAGACTTGTTTAAGCGATTGAATCACGCAGAAGTGGAAAACTTTAAGGACATCATTAGTCACCTCGACTACTCGCATCGTATCACTAAAGAGCTATTAGAACGAGCCAAGAAGTATCAGAAGATCGATATGGAAAAAACAAATAAAAAAAAGGAGATACAATAAAATGAAAGATACAAAAATGGAATTGCCTGATGATATTATGAAAGAACTTTTGTCCGAGAAACAAAGACAAAGGCTAATATGTTCTGCGGTGGCTGGAAGGGAGCAAACAGAAGAGGATATTATTAAAGTTGTAGGCTGGGCAACAAATGTAATGAAGGACTATAACTTTCTTCTGCTTGCAACATTGGGTTGTGTTTCTTTGCATATATCAGAGAACGGAAATTTAGTATGCAAACCAATAGATGACCCAGAAAAGTTTAGCGAAGCTCTCGCTAACCTGCCAGTATGAGGCGGGATAGCTTCTGGTTTCCCTTTGAGCCTAACCGCTGGCTGGCGAATGAGAAGCTGGCCTTGGTTAGCCTTGAGGCCAAGGGGCTATGGATTCACCTATTGTGCCTTATGTATAAGGCCAACGCCGGCGGCAAGCTAACGATCAACGGCAACCCCCCAAGCCCAGAGCAGATCAGTCGGATGGTTGGTCAAGATGCAAAACCACTACTACAAGAGCTTGAGGTTGCAGGGGTTTATGAAATTAAAGATGGGGCAATCTATCACGGAGGAGTGGCCTCCGCACTGGCAAAGATGGAGGAAAGATCGGCTGGATATGCTCGAAGGATAACCCATAGATGCGCCATAGATGCACCATCTATGAACCATCTATCGTCCATAGATGAACCATCTATCGTATATAATAAGAGTAATAGTAATAGTAAGAGTTATAGTAATAAGGATAACAAGAAAGAGAGAGAGGGCTTACGACCTACGCACGCTGAATGGATTGCCTTTGCAAATGAGATCGGATGGAGGCTTACGGATGCAGAGTCGGCTTTTGATTACTACCAATCGAACGGATGGAAAGTTGGGGGCAGGGCATCGGTTAAGGATTGGCGAGCGTGTGCCAGAAATTGTCAGCGCAGGAGCAACCAACAACCAATCAAAGGAAACCAACCAATGAAGAAGCCAATTAAATCGGGGTGTGAATCCCCCCCAACTTACAAAATTATGGGATTTCAGACGCTTGAGGCGTGGGAAAAGGCGGGTTGTCCGTGAACGACCTTGTTTTAGCGGCCACAATCCATCGGGTGAAGCTCTGTGAGGATAGGATTGCCCAATTTGAGCAAATGGTATCCACACTCACCGCCCAGATGGCTCAAAATCGAACGGAGTTAGCCTCTAAAGGGCTTGCAACGCTCGTAATGGGTACAACCACCCCCCTCGACATTCCAAAGGAGCTTGTGCCTACCTACGGCAAGTATAGGGCAAGGGGAAATCGCTCCCACAATACAGTTCAGAAGCGATGGGGGATTTGGAAAGCTCAATATGAGTCTGGGCTAACAGTAAAGGAGATTGCGAACGCTTGGGGATGCCATCACTCCTCAATCGTGAACGCAAAAAGCAAAAACTTCACGGCTCGGAAGTCAAGCGGAAGGGGAATCAAATGATCGCATTATTAGAAGCCGAGCAGTTCGAACTTCCATTTATGAGAACCACGCATCCAGTCAAGACGGAAGGCCACGACCAGAACGCTCGAATCCTAGCCCATCTACAAACTGGGCGAACACTCACGGCTCTGGAAGCCCTCGAATGGTTCAAGTGTTTCCGGTTGGCGAGCCGAATCTGCGACTTGAAAAAGGCGGGGCATCAGATTGAGAAGCGAACGGTTCAAACCAACAGCGGCAAGCGAGTGGCCGAGTATTATTTATGAACTACGAAATAAAACAAGGGGATTGCTTGGAAGTTCTAAAAACTCTTTCTAGCGAGTCTGTAAATTGTTGTATCACATCGCCCCCATATTGGGGATTGAGAGACTACGGAACTGGCGAGTGGGTTGGTGGAGACCCAGCCTGCTCTCACAAACGAGATTCAAAACAAAGTGAACTAACCCAAACTGGACATAGGAATCTTGAGGGTGCGGTTGGTGACGGAATCTACAAAGACAAGTGCAAGAGGTGTGGAGCAGAAAGAAAGGATAGGCAGATAGGATTGGAAGTTACGCCAGAAAGTTATGTTCAAAAGATGGTCGATGTGTTCCGTGAGGTGAGAAAGGTTTTAAGAAATGACGGGACTCTATGGCTTAATTTGGGTGACAGTTATTGCGGGACTGGAAGCAAGGGTGAGTGGAAAGACCCAAAATATTCAAATGGGAGAAATGGGCAATCGACAGCTATAAACAATAAGATATATGGATTAAAGTCGAAGGATTTGGTGGGAATCCCTTGGCGTGTTGCCTTTGCGCTACAAGCAGACGGATGGTATTTACGCCAAGACATTATATGGCACAAGCCGAACCCGATGCCAGAGAGCGTTACTGATAGATGCACCAAGGCTCACGAATACATTTTTCTTATGACTAAAAACTCAAATTATTATTTTGATAATAAGGTTATTTCCGAAAATGCAATATCAAAACAAGGAAAAGGAGCAATCGGAAGAGGACAACAGAGTTATGCCGTTGCATCTGGGAAAGGAATGTCTCCACAACAAGACCACAGTGGATGGATGGGTGGGGATGGTAATACAAGAAACAAGAGGAGTGTTTGGTCGGTAAATGTAAAGCCCTATAAAGAAGCTCACTTCGCAACATTCCCAAAGGAACTTATAGAGCCTTGCGTGTTGGCTGGATGCCCTAAAGACGGAACAATCCTAGACCCATTTGGAGGTAGCGGGACAACAGCAGAAGTGGCAATCGAGAACGGAAGAAACGCTTTGATTATAGAGCTTAATCCAGAATATATCGAATTGGCAAAAACAAGAATCAGCAACACCCAATCAAAGCTATTCTGTTGAACAACCTAAAACTACCCCTTGCCTCAAATGACACTCAAAGTAGCTTGCACATTCAATGAATGAACCCTTCACATCCTCCGAGGCAAAGGCCAAGGGCATATTATCCGACCGCTACTCCGGCAAGGAGATGTCGAAACTCTACGCAGATAATCGAAACCAAGCGACCATCGATATGTTGAGGGATGCCGTGTTCACTTTGATTACTAACAAGATTCCCACTTGCACCATCGCCCAAGTTCTACGCAAAACCCACGGAGCAATCCAGTATCACCTGCGCTGTCTTGAGGGGGACGGCAAACTAAAGAGACGGAACAAGCGATGCCATTGGCGGGAGGCCGTTGAAGCGTGAACAAGAAAATCAATAAGATGGAGGCCAAGGAAATCGAGGCACAGATCGAGAGGCTCAAGGCCACGATTGACAACGCAGAAGGCAAAAGAACCAAAGGGGACGAATCTCCCTCAAGACGCTACCGCCATTTGTGCGAGCGACTCCACTTCTTAACGATGAAAAAAGCCATCATCATCCTAGCCATCACGCTCTTAACTTCGGTACAGGGGGCAAACATAATGATCGAGCCACCGAAGCCGCCACCCAAGAAAACCATCAAGGCTCGCATCACAGCGTACTGGTTGGGCGAGGACGAGTTTGGGTGGAAAAGCTCTACTGGAAAACGGTTAGTCTCTGGCAAATCTTGTGCAGTAGACCCTAAAATCATCCCCTACGGAACGACCCTATTAGTTGAGGGAAAGGCATACCACGCACACGATACCGGTACGGCAGTTATCGCACGCAAGGCATCGGGCAAAACCAAGCTCCCAGTTATTGACCTATTTTATGCAACAGAACGGCAGGCAAGGCGTGAGTTGGCAAGGGTGGGACGGACGGCAGTTGTGGAAATCCAGTAAATGAATCACATCGGCCAAGACCCAGCGGATTCAATCTTGGCTAGTTACACTCCCGATATGGCAGAGCATATCGACACCCTGCAAGATAGGGTAAAGGAACGGCTCGCAAAAATACAAGCGATGAATCCAAGCATCGACCTTGACCAGTTAGCCAAGCTCACGGCAGAAGTAGTGGAGCAGACGATAAAGCACGAGGGTGATTCGCAAATGTTGAGGCATCGGCGGGACGACACTTTGGACGAATCCTTGCTGGCGCTCGCCACAAATCGCTCTCCAGACTCGCTAACCTCCATAGCAAAACGGTACATCAACCCCTCAACTGGCAAGCCATATACCAGAGCCGCCATATCGGCACGGCTGACGGAGCTATCGCAAAGGACTGGGCTAGTTCTACGCATCCAACGGAGTGAACGAGTACGCCAAATCTACAAGGAGCGAGCCTTGCGAGTCCATAAAAAGAGGCGGGAACAATGCCCCAAATGGAACAAAGAGGCTTGGTCAAAAGGCATAAAGAGGGGCAAGAAATGAGGGCAGGCTCAAAAGTGATATGCGTAGATGATCGCTTCCCCACAGAGATAATCCTTTTCTACAACCACTTACCTATCAAAGACAAGGTGTATGTGGTAAGAGGGATGGGTGTAGGGGTAGGGCTGAATGGGCAAGAGGGTGAAATTGTCATTTATCTTGAGGGTCTAAAAAACCCCTGCTCGACCACCTCACCGCATCCGGAGAGAGGGTTTCACGCCGACAGATTTCGAGAGATTGAACCACCCGCCGAAGTCGAAAATGAGGAACTCGTTGAGGCTACGGCATAACCAAAAAGGAAATCCCAGAATGAGTGAAAAACAGATCGGAATGGAACTACAAAAAACGGTGAGGCTTTTAGACAAAGCCAAAGAAACAGCCATCGAGCAGATGGGTCAAGCCATCAGCCTAGCGGCCGATGCAGGGGACATCATAATGTCGGCAGAGCTTGAGGGGCTAAACCTCCCAGAAATTTTAGGGGTGGGGGGGGTATCCGAGGAGCAGGCTCGTCGATTCAAAAGGGTAGCTAAGGCTAGACCCAGCCTCCACTCCCCAAGCTCCCAATCCCTTAAGCAGTTAGCCCTCTGGGTAGGTCTAATGCCCGACCCAATCGAAACCTCTACCCCCCGCCCCCAGAGGTCTTGGCATCACTATCTAGTGGCCTGTCGCCAATGGCTCACGCGTAAGAGCATACAAGACTGGTCGTCAGTACAGAAGGCCGACTTCGTGTCCGAAGCTGAACCAATCGTAAAGGCGTTCCTCGAAGCAGGCGGGAAACTACCCCCAAATGGGTAAAAAAAGACGAAAAAAACACAAAAAAAAGACAAAAAAAACACAAAAAAAAGCACACGAAAAAGTCGCAAACACTCTTAAAATCAACGCAATGCAAACAAAAAAAGGAAAAAAATTGGAAAAAAATTGGGAAGAAAATTGTGAGGTGGCCGCCAAAAATTTAAGACCACCCCCCCCCCTTTTTAGGAGACTTCTACCCAGCAAAAACACTAAAAGACAGGTTCCCACCGCGACTATTTTGTGAGAGTTGACCCAAGAATCTTTATGTCAAACACTTACACCACAAATCTTGCGTAACTTTTCCAAACCTATGAAATATCCTTGTCTATTAACCAAAAAAATCTCCGAGATATCGGGGGCAAAATATAATCCCAGAAAAATCTCCGATGAGGCGATGGGTCGATTGACCAAGAGCCTAGCGGAGTTCGGAAACATCCAGCCGATCACTTGGAACGCTCGAACTGGGAATGTGGTTGGAGGCCATCAAAGGCTCAAGGTCTATAAGGCAATGGGCAAAACCGAGGTCGATGTTTGGGCGGTTGATCTGGATGAGCAGAAGGAGAAGGCGGCCAACATCGCCCTCAACAAGTTGAGCGGAGAGTTCGATATGCCGATGCTCAAGGACATCCTAGAGGAAATCGATACTGGCGATCTGGATATGGAAATTACTGGGTTCGGGATGGACGAGATTGCTTTGATGATGGAGGACGCACACCCAGAAGTAACCGAGGACGAAGTACCAGAAGTTCCGGTGGATGCGATTACCAAGCTGGGTGACTTGTGGATTCTTGGGGAACACCGAGTGCTTTGTGGTGACTCAACAAGCGAGGCAGATGTGTCTAGGCTTATGAATGGCGAGAAAGCGGATATGGTTTTCACCGACCCGCCTTATGGAGTCAATTATGATGGAGGACACGCAACAGATAAGCGGAGAGAAAAACTTAAAAACGACAACTCCACCCTAATCTATGATGACTCTGTTCCAAATATGTTTAAGCACTCGAAGGATGAGGCCGCACTATATTTGTGGTTTGCCGCAACAAAGTCGCTCCAAGTCCTCCAAGTCCTCCAAGTCCTCCAAGCAAATAATTATGTGATTCGTAGTTGGCTCATTTGGAATAAAAATCAAGCTCAATTTGGAGCTATTGGCGCACAATATAAACAGAAACACGAACCCTGCTTATATTGTTTCAAAAAAGGACAAAGCCCATATTGGAACGGCCCGAACAATGAGGTTTCTGTTTGGGACGAAAAGCGTTCAAGAATAAACGAGTTTC